AGCGCAACAGACGCTACACAAGGTGGAAGACCCGTTGAAGGGGATTCTACAGTCGAGGAAGCAACAAATGACGAATAAAACATTATATCTAAACAGTTCCTTCGAAACAAAAGCCTTAAAAAAAGGATCAAAATCTCTTAAAATTGCTGGATATGCTAATACCACTGCTAAAGATCGTTCTGGTGACGTTGTCACTGCTGAAGCATGGGCTAAAGGCGTAGAAAATTTTAGAAGAAATCCTGTAATGCTTTATCAACATAAACATGATACTCCTATTGGGCGTATTGATAAAATTCAAGTTGATAAAAAAGGTATATTTGTTGAAGGTTCCGTAAGTGAAGCTGCTGAAAAGCTACATGGCGTACAAACTTTAATTAAAGATGGGGCTTTAAAAAGTTTCTCAGTAGGCTTTAGAGTTAAAGATGGTAAATACAATAGAGAAGATGACTCTATGACTATTACAGATGTAGAACTTTTAGAAATATCTGTAGTTAGTGTACCGTGTAATCAAGATTCACTATTTTCAATACGTAAAAGTTTTGATAATGATCAAGATTATAAAGAATTTGTTACATCAATAGATGCTGATGTATCTCACGATGAACAAAAGATGATGAACGAAGTTACTGCTGGTATTACCAGTGTAGTTGGTGGTCATTATCATACTGTTGAATTAGATGCAAGCGATAATGGGGTAACTACTTATGCCTCTCATATGTCTAATCATGCACACCGCATCCTCAACGGTGCCGTGCTAAGTGCAGGGGAACCTCCGCATACGCACGATATTACTATGATGGGTGTGCCTATTCTTAACATGGAGTCAGAGGAAATTGTAAGTGAACGTCCTCTATCTCCAACAGAGGAGGAAGCAATGTCTCAAGCAAAAGACACTATTGAAGATATTGACGAAAAGACTGAATTAGAGGTGGAAATCAAAACCGATGTTACTGAAGACGCAGTCGAAGAGTCAATTGAAGTAAAAGCTGAATCTAATATTGAAGAAAAAGCAGAAGAAATTGAAGTAAAAGAAGAAGAGGAAGAAGAACTTGTTATCAGAGATGCTGACGAAGAAATTCCAATGATTAATTTACTATCTGTGGATACTGAAAATCTTCAACATAATGATTTAGTAAACTATAACGAAAAAATGTTTAGGGTAGTTAAACTCGCAACCGCCCAAAGCCCAATCTTTAAGTTTTTAGAGATTGACTCTAATGGAAAAGACTGTGATAATGTTCTTAATGTGAATGCAGACGAACTTTCTTCACCAGTCGAAACCAAAACACAAATCGGTGAAGACAAGGATTCTAACGAAAGTCTGACTAAAGAGCTTCACAATAATTCTGATAAGGAGAATGAACCCATGGCTGATCAAGTCGTAGATACAATTAATCTCGAAACCCTCAAAGAAGAGGCTAATATCGAGACTAAGGCGGCACCTGTCGCAACCGTGTCTGAGCCTCAAGTTGCCCAACTAGTTGAAAAAACTGGCGAAGCTATTATTAAAGAGTCAGACGCACAAGAAAAAGCTGCTATTGCTGCAAAAGCTGCAAGCGAAGAAGTAGCAGAACTAAAATCCCAAATGGCTAAGTACCAAGATGAGATTAAGGCATTGCAAACTTCTAAAATGCAATTCCAAGAAAACTCACGCAGCACTGCTCAAGCGCAGTTTAGTGAGAAAGAAATGGCTAACGCTGTTATGCTTTCTAAAATGCTCAACAAGCGTGATGTGTTTGATACCAACTTAGGTTCGCGTATGAAAGCCGTTACTACTGTAGATCAGTTCTTGAGTAACTTCTCAAGCAACATCTATACTGAAATGGAGCAGCAACTTATTATTGCTCCTATGTTTAACCGTATGACGGTAGATGCCCGTAACTTCAGAGTACCAGTTGCTGATGAAGATACTGATGGTGATGTCGCAATGTTCCAGTCTGGAACTTTTGCTACAGGCATTAATGATCAGGCAAACGTTCCTACTAGTAACCAGAATGTAATTAAGTCTGTAGACTTTACTCCCCATAAATTCATGGCTACTACTCACCTTGCAAAAGACGAAGAAGAAGATACAGTTCTTCCTCTTATCGACTTCCTGCGTGCTGCAGCAACTCGTCGTCTCGCACGGTCTATTGATAAATCTATCCTTCGTGGTTCCGGTGCTGTTGCTGGCTTTAATGCCAATCCTGCTGCTGCAATTACTCGTGGTGGATCTAATCCTTCTGTAATTACTGGTGTTGTTACTCAAGCCGCTTCTGCAGGTCTTGCTGCTGCTGCTAACGGTCTTAACGCTGATATTACTCCTGCTAATATTGCTGCTGCTCGCTCAGTATTAGGTAAGTATGGTCTACAATTAGGTAACGATCTTGTATTTGTTACTTCAATTGAAGGTTACAATGCTCTGGTATCAAATAGTGATTTCAGAACTGTTGATAACTTTGGTGCTAATGCTACATATCTCACAGGTTCAGTTGGTGCTGTATACGGTATCCCAGTTGCTATCTCTGAGTTTATGGATACTAAAGGTGCTGTAGGTAGTCATCAGGGTGTTCTAATCTATAAGCCAGGCTTTATGATTGCAGAACGTCGTGGTATTGAGATCGAATCCGAGTATGAACCACGTCAGCAGGTAACTGCGATGTACATGTCAACTCGTTTTGACTTCAAAGCGCTTACTACTAACGCTTCTGCTGCTCTGGATACTACTAAGTACTCTTACGCATGTAACGTCAATAACTAAGTTTAAGTTAACAT